GTACCTGTCACTATTATAACTTTCTGCTCTATTTGTGCATTAGCTCCCCTTTATATCACGTTATCTATGATGACTAAAACTTATACTTCAGGCCAAGCTTCGTTCCGTAAGAATTAGTATCGTCTGTCACGATTGAAAACTCACCATATACATCAATATTTTTTGATGCAACTACAGAACCACCAACTTTACCAGAGAAGTTTGTTTCTGAATCTGCACCATCTGGATTGTTAAGATACGCACCACCTTGTATGTAGTAGCTACCAAAAGCATTACCGTTCTCATATCCAAGATGTAAGTCAGTGCCAGAACCAGTATAGTCTTTGCCTGTATAAGAACCATTGTTCTCTACGTTTACATAGAAACCAGCAAATGCAGGTGTTGATAAAGCTGAAGCAGCAGCTATTGTTAATACTTTTTTAAGCATAATTTATAAAAATTAATTCGTTACATGCTAAACGTTTTTAAATCAAATTCAAGTTATTGTCTTTCTATATCAATAATTTGTAGAATAATATCTATATCTCTAGCTAAAACTCTATTTGAATCTGCTAATTCGTAATTACTAAAAGTTAAAAAAATACAACCTGTAAAAACAAAAAAGGATGAAGCCAAAACTATTGAATCTTTCATTTTAATCGGCCTCCTCTGGTACTCCTCCGTCAGCTTTCCACAGAAGATATTCTTGGTAGTCAGTGTTTTCTTCATCAAAAGGAATAAAACACGAATTGCCATCTTCAGTTTTCTTTACAACTTGTAAATCTTTTCCTTTAGCATCTTTTTGTAATTTGTATGAAATAGTCATAATAAATAATTTTAAAGTTCTGCTGAAATTGTAATCAAAGCACTTGCAGTATCTAAAGCAAGAGTTCCAGCAAAGCCCTCAGTTCTACTTGTAGGTGAAGTTACATTAATACAAATTTCTTTTCTAGTAGCGTGACGTAAAGACATTGCACTTGGAGCTTCATCAAAAGGTTCAATATCAAAATTACTTAAAGAACTGATTGTAACAGTAGGTGCTGTTCTCATCAGCCCAACATGATTCCTGTGAACGACAAGGGTAGTACTACCGTTAAAACAACCTTGCAAGACTTCATTGAATGCAGCATTTCTTCCTTCTAATTGCTGATAATATCTCTGACACTTAGCCAAAGTGTCTCCGAAGCTTAAATGCTCAAAATCAGTTGCCACGCCTGAACCAGTTTGATCTACTTCTAATTGAACTCCTGTAATTGCAAAATTATCACTTGTTGACCCACCAATTCCAAGATTAGATACATTTCTATTAGCATTATCCATAGCAGTATAAGTAGCTTGATGACTTCCTCCTGTAAAATTACTTCCACTATTTAAAAACCACTCTAGTTGCATACCAGTTCCATTGTCATTATTAATAACACCAGAAGTATCTGCTGGAATAGAAATTGTTTTTCTTTCCCATGTATTAGCTGCTGATATTGTGTATTGAAATCCAACCATTTTGCTACTGTTATCATTTTGCAAAATATTTACAGAAGCATTACCTGTTTTATTTGACTTAACATAAAAACTTAAAACAAGTTTTTTTGCGGCACTTGTTCCATAAGCTAAATCTTGAAGATTTTGTGCTTCTAATCTATGTTGTATAACTAACTGGTTATTAGCTGCAGGGGAGGCATCTGCTGTAGTACAACTTAATTTTAAACTATTACTAAAACCGTTAGGAGCATTTGTATCTTGATCAATAGTAAAAGTGCCAAGACTTGTATGACTAATTCTAAATCTATCTACAGTTTTATATCCTGTATCTGTACTGCCTGTAACTTGACTTGCTCTTTGACTAATAATCATAGAACCATTTATGACCTTGTTTCTATTACTTAGGTTATTAGTAATATTGGCAGTACACGTTCCATCAGTATTGTTGACAGTAATAGCAGCAGTACTAGCTCCTACACCTTTTATACTGTTGACTTTTATTTCAGACATTAATCAGCCTCCTCTGCTGTATTATTTTTAGCCCACTCAAGGTACTCTTGGTAATCTGTGTTTGCTTCATCAATAGGAATGTCTAATAAGATATCTTTACCACAAGATTTTCTTACAGCTACTGTTGTGTTAGTAAAAGAATCTTTAATAAATTTATACATAGGATCTGTTGGATATGCCATAATTATAACTCCGCAGAAAAGGCTAATTCTGCTGTATTTGCATTGGTTCTTATAAAGGCAGCATCAGTTTGTGTTCTAGATACACCGTCAGCACGAATTTCAGCCATATGAGGTTCTAGCCTAGTACCACTAAATGAATCAAAACTATCAGCATTGCCATCAGAAAAACCACGAAAGAAATCCGTTCCAGTTACTTGTTCTAAAGTTGGAGTAGCTCTCATTTGTACAGGGAAGTAAATAACTCCATAAGCTTGTGTACTAGTATATTGAGCAGCAGTCATGATTGGCTTACTATCAGCACCAAGAGAACCAGTTTGTTTGGCGTGTAAATAATAATACCTCTGACATAAAGTAAGCTCCTCGGCAAAACTTTTAAACTGGAAAGCAGTACCAACAGACCCGACTTCAAACTGACATCCCGTTAGATACCATGTTGCTCCTGCGTTTTCTGGTAAATAAACACTTCCTGCAGCAGTTCTAACTGTTGTTGTTCCAGATGTTACCCAAGTATTTAACGTACCAGTTTCAGAGTCACTGCCATACCCTAATCCCCATTCAATTCTAAAACCAACTGCGGTTGTACCTGAAACTGTACCCCCAGATGTAGGCCCAGTTAAGGTAATAGTTTTCTTTTCCCATGTATTAGCAGCATTAATCGTATAATTTGTGTAAAAATATTGATTGCCACCACTTGAATAATATTGAAACCACAAAGGGTAAACACCAGTAATACTTCCTTTCACCCAAAAAGATAAGGTACAAGTTTTTGCAGAAGATGTACCCCAACAAAGTTGTGCAACATCTTGTTTTTCTAGTTGATAATATAATTGATTCCTATTCCCTTCAGAAGTTGGTTGTGATGCCTGAGTAACAATTGTTATTTTTGACGAATTAGTAAAGCCTTGACCGTCTGGTACATCTGTTGATTGAGCATGTGAAAAATCACCTCCACCACTACCATCAATATCTGTTTTCCACCTATCAACACATCTATATGCAGCAGAGCCTGTAACTGTAACTGCTGCTGTTCCCCTCTGACTAACGTTATGTCCTCCATTTATTATTAGATTTTTTGCACCTGTAGCACCACCATTAATAGAACTTATATTTTGAAGATTATTAGTTGAATCTTTTGTTGCAAATGTGCCTGATTCATCACTAGGTAATGTAATTGTTTTATCTGACGAAGGATTAGTACTAGGTGCAGATATTATTACACCGTTACCAGAAGCGTGTTTTAGTTTAATTGATCCTGACATTTATTTAGCCTCCAGTGCAGCGACTTTTGTTTGCAATACTTCAATTTTAGCCACTGCCTCCTGTAATGCAGCAGTTAATAAAGGAACAAGTTTACTTTGATCAATACCTTGATAGATAGGTTTGTTATCGGAGTCAACTTCATCTTTTGTACCTGTTATTGCTTCTGGTACTGCTGTTACTTCATGAGCAAAAAAACCATCCACTGTTGTGCTTGCATCAGTTTTAAAATTAAATCTATATGGTTTTAATGTTTTTAATCTTGTTATGCCATCAGATATTGCAACAGCATTTTCTTTTAGTCTATAGTCAGAACTTGTAACGTATGAAGTTGCAGTACCATTTACAAAAATAGACCCTACTTGACCATTTCCATTATGAAAACGTACAAGAGTTTTCTGAGCAGTTGAATTTACAGCCGTATAAAAAACTTTTCTATCATTATTTTCATTTATAAAAGCAGCACCATAACTACTTGTGCCGTTTGGAGTAGAAGTAGTTCCTATTAAAAGTTGGCCAGACGAATCTATACGCAAACTTTCAGAACCGCCAGTATCAAAAGTTAAATTGTTTCCACTACCACCAATTCTGATGTTATCTCCTGTAGAAGTATTGTTCCTAAAACAAATTTCTGCTGCTGTATTTGAAGAGTCTACATATTGAACAATATCACTACCTTTACAGTGTAATACTCCTGCTGGACTTGTTGTACCTATACCTAAATTTCCAGACGAATCTAAAGTTAATTTTGATGTGCCGCCAATAGAAAAATCAATTTGATCGTTACCGTAAACAATACCTGTATCAGTATCATCTCCAGTAATAGAAGGATTTGCTGCTGTATTTGTTCCGTTAATTTTTATTGGCATTATGGAATAGTTACAACTGAAGGACTATTTATTGTTAGTGTAGCACCACTGGCAATTGTGAGAGGGCCAGCTACTAAAGCGTTATGATTTGATGAAATTGTGTATGAGTTATTCATTTCATTCTCGCTTTCGTGAAATATCTGTTCTCCACCCGATCCAGTTGCCCCACCACCACCAACAGCAGTAAAAGCAGAACCGTCATAAATTTCAGCAGCACTTGTTGTGCTATTAAATCTAATCTGCCCAGTACTAGGTGATCCTGGCCTTTGAGCAGTTGTGCCAACAGGAAGTGTTAAAGCAGAAGTATAATTATGAACTACAGCACCAGTAAATGTACCACCAGCTAGAGGTATTTTTGTTGCGTCCGCAACTGTAATATTAGCTGTACCATCAAAACTAACACCATTTATGTTTCTAGCTGTCTGCAATGCCGTTGCAGTAGCAGCGTTACCTGTAGTTGATCCAGAAGTGCCTGATACATTACCTGTAACATTTCCTGTTAAGTTACCAACAAAACTTGTGGCTGTTAAAGCTCCAGATGATGAATTAAAAGTAAGGTTTGTTCCTGTCTTTGGTGGTAAATTACCAGTTGCAGCCGTTGTAAATAACACATTGCAAGAAGTATCAGTTGATTCGTCAGCAACAGTTACATTTGTCGCAATAGCAGATGTACCAGTAAAGTTTGTAGCGGATAAAATTTGTGTTCCGTTAGCTTTTAAGACTTTTCCTGATGCAAGATCAATATTTTCAGAACTTGTCCAAGAATCTGTTGCATCTACCCAATTCCATGTTTTATTCGTAGCTCCAAGCAAAGTTAAACCACCACCATCTGCTGTAGTATCTGTTGGGGTTGAGACCTTACCTATTTCAATATTTTTATCAGTTACGGTGATTGTGGTGCTTGAAACTGTAGTAGTCGTACCAGAAACAGTTAGATTTCCAGAAACAATCAAATTACCAGATATCGTTCCACCAGCAGCAGGAAGTAAACCTAAATTCGCTGCACCGATTTGACCAACACCAGAAACATTTATATATGCATCATTAGCAGCATTTCTAATCTTTAATGTATTTGAATTTGTATCAGCAAAAAATTGAAACGGATATGTTGTCGAAGGGGCACTACTACCACTTTGATTTGTAGCACTTGCCTGCATTGCAGTATTAATAGCTTGTCTAACTACAACACCAGTGCCGTTTTGTACGGATAAAGAATCTTGTGCCACAATAAAATTTATTTTACATTTATATTATCTTAATCCGTTGGCTTGGTAAACAAAA